TACTGCTGTACCATAAGTAATAGTATCATTTAACATACGTCTAGAAGCCACAGAAACGCTTGCAGAACCATTATCTACAGAAGGTCTAATAAGAGTAAGCACAGAGTTATAACCGTATTCTAGGTCATTAGTAATGATGTTTCCTGTAGCTGGAGTTCCTGTGAATGTAATAATTCTAGTATCACGAACACCACCAAATAAGAACTTACCACCTTTATATAGTCTATCGTCTAGTGTAGTTACAAGAGAGTCTACAGTTTTGAGTGCTGCTGCGGATGCTGCCATATCTATGGCTACACCTGTACCTGAACCTGCACCTGTAGCTGTAAATAATACACCTACTGTATTAGCAACTGCACCTATAAGAGTAAAGTCTGTTGAGCCTAATGTTCTAATAGTATATTGTTTTGTAGCTACAAATGCACCTGCTGTTACGTTGTATGCAGAGTCAAGACCATCTAATGTTGTACCTGCGGTAGCTAGTGTAGATAAATAGTCTACATCTGTATCTGCTTCACACCATTTTTGTGTTTCAAAGTTATAGATAAGTAGTGAACGACCACCGGATACGTTTCCATAATTCCAAATAACTAAATTACGTTCAGGGTCTACTGCTGCTGATATAGAGTCAATGTCACCAATGTTAGCGTTACTAAAAAAGTATCTGTCTACCTTTTCAGAACCTATACCTGTTAATGTTTGACCATTGGTAGCATAAAAACCGTCATCTGATAAGAAGTAAGCTGTACCTGAGTATTGTGCTATAGAGTTACCTTCTATACATCCTACGTTACGAGAAACCGTATCAAATTGGAATATAAGCGGTGTGCCTATATATGACATTCTGACAATGGCTTTTTCTAAAAATACAATACCAAACTCACCACCTACGACACCAGTTATATCACCACCGTCAGGAATAATTTGATAGTCTGATTGTGATGTAGCTGTGGTAGTCCAAGTGCTTGCATCATTAATTCCACTCCATTGCACCTTACTAGGTGATGTGCCTGCACCAATGTTACCTGCGACTACAAAGTCACGAACTACTGTAATAAATTTAGCTATAGGTGCATCTGAACTTACATCTGCAAAAGCTGTAGAACTATTTACGTCAAAAGACTGTATCTTTTCAGAGCCATTAGATGCAATTGCAAGACTACCAAACTGTAAGAATTGCCATCTATTTGTGCCTGTATATCCACCTGCTTTAGATTCGTTTACTAAAGACAAGTCTGTATTATCTACTTTAAATAGTTTAGTAGCACCACCAGCAAAGATGAATACGTCATTGTCTAGTTTAGCAGCAAAGCAATTATTCAAGTCTTCTGAAGCTGCACCTGAAAATGTTACTGCTGACTTAAACGGACCATATCCTACAGCTAAAGGAATAACGTTATTAGCCTCTGATACTGTATCTAATATAGATGGTTGGTCAGGTAACCAGTCTTTGAATTGTATGCGTTGTGTAGGCATATTAACTCTTCATAATAAATGCTAAAGCGTAGTAAGGAACAAGGTTAGCATTAGTAGCGCTTACACCTTCTGTGCTATTGGTTGTAGCAACAGTAATTCCTGTTGTTGCTGTGCTTGTAGTTACCGTTCCATTAGTAAAGTTTGCATTACCACCAGTTTCAAATGGAGGTGCTCTAGTACCTGCTGCTGTGTGGTTGTGACCGGGGTCTGTTACAGTTGATGTTGCAGTATGTGTATGACTTGGAAGAGAAGCATCTTTACTACCACCAGTTTGTGTAGCAGAGCCTGTAACTGTTGTTTTAGCTGTGCCAGAGTCATCAGAAAATGCACCAATAATAAATCTATTACGCAAGTCAGGAGTGCTACTAGAGCCATTACACAATAACCAACCGCTAGGAATAGTAGCAATTGTTCCTGACCACATAATAATACCACCACTAGGAAAACCACTTCCCCATGTAGGTGTACCTGTGCCTGCGGATAACAATACTTGACCACTTGCACCTGCAGTTCCGTCTAATTGGAAAGCACCTGTCACATTGAGAGTGCCAGAAGCTAATGCTTGACCTGATGCAACTAATGTACCTGCAACTGTAAATGGGTCACCACTAGAACCTGTTTGTTGGTCTTTTAGTAATGCCATTAAACTACGAACAGCATTGTTTAAGTTAGCTGGTGAACAACCTTCAGCAATATTAATATTAGTTATATCCGTATTGTCTGCTGCTGTTGTGCTAAATTCTGAAATTTTGGTTTTTGCCATCTTTTATCCTTGTCTTAACCATATATCGTTACCTGGAGAAATATCAGTCCAAGTTTCTGTTCCTGCTGTAATTGTTGACCATGTATCTGAAGAAGGTGATATTGCAGACCATGTTTCTGAGCCTGCTGATACTGGTGTCCATGTTTCTGTGCCTGGAACTACCGGTGTCCATCCTTCGCCTTGTCTTGTACCTTTAGCGGTAACTGTGCCTATGCCTTCTACATAAGCGTATCCTGCTAGTATAGCGTTAGGACTTGCTGTAACAATAGCAAAGGCATCTATATCTGCTACGCCTGATACTACATAACCACCTAATGCTGTAACTGTAGCAATTCCTGTAATAGAACCTGTTGCTGATTGTATACGGAATCCATTAGCTGTAACTGTAGCATTAGCTGTGATAGAAGCAATACCATTGTTTAGTAATGAACCTAATGCTGTTACTGTACCTGTTGCTGTGATACTTGCTGAAGCTAGTGCTATAGAACCGCCAGTAGCAGATACGATAGCCTCTGCGAATATTGCACCACTACCAAACTGTGTTCTAAATGCTATTGCAGATAAGTCTGCAAATCCGTTTATAGATGCACTACCAAATACTAATGCACCGCTTAGGGTAACTGTAACTGTTGCAGTAGCGTTAATGCTTGCGTTAGACGTTCTAAAGCGTGTTCCTGATGCACTTACTGTTGCGTCTGCAGTAATCTGTGCTGCAGCTTCTACAAATCTTCCTGCTAACGAACTAAAGGGAGCTTGGGAAAAACTAGCTATTCCAAACATTTATTGCTCCTTAAAGTGTTACTTCTTCCCAGTTAGTAATGGACTCATTCCATTTATACATTTTACCGTCTGTAGGATAAGCTACAGGTGATTCCCATAACCATGTTGTATTGTTTAGTATCCATGATGGAAATGGTTGTGGTGCGTAGAATACGTCATTAGTAGCATCATAGTTGTAACCAATACCAGCGTAATTACCTCTTAAAGGTCTACCTTCTGGATGTTGATTACCATGTGTGTTGTATGAAGTTTGTAACCAAGTACCTGCACTTGAGTCTACAAATGTATCAAAAAATTCTTTTTCTGCAACGATAACTTGTAGTACTTTACCGTCTGTTACTTTTGCGAAATGACTCATGTTTTTTCCTTATGCTGTATAACTGCCAGAGGCTGTAAATTTAATTATGGTATTAATTCCTGAAGTTGTGACTGTAGGTGAGCCTGTTGTAGTGCCTGTGTATTGAACTGTTGGTAATGAAATAATAACAACGCCTGAACCACCAGCTCCTCCTACACCAGCATCACCATTACCACCGCCACCTCCACCGCCTGTGTTAGCTGTACCAGCAGTACCTGTTTGTGATGGAGAAACGGCTGCATTACCTCCTCCACCATTGCCCCCAGTACCACTTGTTGCACCATTATTTTCATGCCCACCAGCACCACCACCAGCATAGAAAACTGCAGAACCTGTAATTGAATTAGATAATCCTACACCACCATTACCACCACCAGCAGCTGAATTACCAGCAGTTCCTACTGCACCAGCACCGCCACCACCTCCAGCTGAATAATTTGTATTATTAGCTCCTCCAGCACCACCTGCAAAACCTTGACCTGATGTAGCTGCACCTCCAGTACCGCTGTAAGCAGCTCCACCACCTGAACCGCCAGTTAAACCATCTCTTGTTGAAACTCCTTCAGCACCGCCACCTCCTCCGCCTACTGCAGTAGTTAATCCTGTAAATGATGAATTAGCCCCGCTAGTTCCTTTTACACTGTTTCCAGTGCTACCAGCACCACCAGCACCTACAGTTACTGTATAAACTGTTCCAGATGTTAAAGTTGTTGTACCAGTTAAATATCCACCAGCTCCACCACCGCCACCATAGTCACCAGCAGCACCTCCACCACCAGCTGCAATTAAATATGATGCAGTAATAGGAATTATTGAAATTGGTGTTACAGATTGCCAAGATGTACCATTGTAGTAATCTATTAACCCTAAAGTAGTATTAAATCCTTGTTGTCCTGTACTAGGAGCAGACGGTCTTGTAGCAGTAGTCCATGTAGCATTAGTTATGCCATTTGTGCCAGATATGCTAACAGGCATTATACTGCTCCTAATTGTTCGTCTGTAGGTCTAGCAAGTGTAGGATGTTCCCATTTAGCAATGTAGTCACCTTTACCGTCACTATCGTTTTGTAGAGTGATTGTTCCATTCATAGGATTAAAGTCTGCATCTGTAAGTTCAGGGTATATTGTTTTAATTTTATCGTATAACATTATGCACTCCTTACCATTGATGCTGAAAATTGAGAATATAAAGAACCATTATTTGTAGTTTGTGATAGCCCTGTGTTCTGTGACAGATACAATTCAATATAATCAGTTGAACCATTACAATAAATAATACTGTTTATAACGTTTGATGGTCCTGCGGTATTAGAAACTGTGTAATTATTAAAAATACTAGAACCATTTTTGTATATTGAAAAAACCTGATATCCTGTTGCACCTGAAGTTAAACTAACTTGTCCGTTTATTTGATAATAACCAGCAACTGTAGGAGTAAAACGATAGTTTGTTGTTGGGTCAAAATTAGAATTAGTATCAAATGTTTCTGCACCAAATTGTAATTTAGTTGCTGTATTATTTGAAATAGTTTGTCCTACATTTATATAAGCACTAAACGCTGGTCCTGTAACTTGTGAACTTGCACTTGTAAGCACAGTCCCACTTGTAGTAGGCAAAGTAAGTGTAGTTGTGCCTGATACTGCTGGAGAGCTTATAGTTACACTTCCGCTAGTATTACCGTTTAAGACTAAAGATGCCATTAGTTATCCTCTGCTGGTAAAGGTGTGTTGCCTTCTTCAAGCCATGCTTTAAACTCTGGATAATCTTCTGTGCAAGTTAGATAGCATTTACCATCATCTTCTATACGAGCATAAATAGTTTGACCATCAAGACTTGTTGTAAGTATTTTATAAATCATAGTTCAGCACTCCAAGCAAGAAATGCGTTTGCTCCAGCAGCATCCATAGCTCCAGCTCCACTATTAACTAAACCAGAAGAAACTGCAAAAGAAGTAAAAGCTCTGTCAACAGTTGCAACTGCAAACGTTGGCACTGCAGAACAAGTGGTTGAGCTAGCAGCTCCACATCGAACAATTCTATAATCACCAGCAGTTCCACTTTGTTCTAAAGAAGCCGGTGCAGTTCTCATTGTTACTGGAAATTTATTCGCACCGTAAGCACCAGTTGTTGATATTGCAAAAGCTGTTTCTGTTAAATAACCGCCACTTCCTGGAGCTACTTTATAATAATACCTCTGACAATTAGCCAATTCTTGACCATAAAGTCTGCGTTCAAACGGTGTTGCTGATGTGCCTATTTCTAGTTGGACACCTGTGATGTAGAAGGTAGCTCCGTTAGTTCCTACGACTGATGTTGCACCTGTGGCAGACGAATAGTTGGCAGTAGCCCAAGCTCCTGCTGTTCCTGAAAATGTTGAACCAACGCCTAAACTAAAAGTAAGCTGGAATGAACCAGCATTAGATGCACCTACCCAAGTTCCAGAAGTATCACCAGCAATTGTTACTGTTTTATATTCCCAAGTATTTGCTACAGAGATTGTATAAGTAAAAGGATAAGACCTAGTGTTTGCATAGTTTTGTAATGAACCACCAAATGTTCCTGTTAAAGAACTATATACCCAAAAAGACAAGGTAATTGTTTTAGCAGTAGCTTTACCAAAGTCTAAATCGTATGTATTAAATCCTTCAATAGATTGTGCAACAAACTGCCTACCTGCTGCTAAAACTGTATAAGCAGATGTTGATGTCATGCCAAAATAATTAGTAAAACCTGCTGGTGGTGTAACTGCTCCAGCATTTTGTTGATATGTAAATTTACCACCAACATCTCCATATAATACCCATCTATCTACACCATAGGGTCCTGTGTTAGTTGCAGCAGTTCCAGCAGCACCAGCATTTCTCTGGTCAATCACCATAGCACCATTTATAATACGGTTACGCAAAAATGATGATGACATAGCTACTGTACCAGCAAATGTAGCATTCTGTGCTGTATCTATAGTTAATGCTGTAGTACCGTTATTAGTTTGTAATACTAATGAACCACTATTATCAGGCTGTATAACAACACCATTGGTTGTAGTTGCGTTTATAATTGTACTCATACTATCACCCAACGAGAAGTAGAAGGAACTGTAACTGTTGCACCAGAGCCAATAGTAACATCACCTGCTTCTACAGAGTTATATCCTGTAGGGAATGTGTAAGATGCTGCAATAGTTCCGTTATTAACATTTAGTCCATTAGAGGCAGCAAACTGTGGAGCATAAGCATCACCACTAGCATCTTGGTAAACAGCTTCTTCAGCAGGATAAGTTACAAATACGTTTTTAGTACCCGCACTAAAGTTTACTGCTGTTCCACCATTACTAGACTCTAATATTGTATCACGAGATAAAAGAGTACCTGAAGATGTGTAAGTACCTAGACCTACTTCCCATTCTGTACCACCTACAATAGTGTAGTAAGTAGTATTAGCGTTACCGATAACAGAAAATGCTTGGAAGCCAGATACTGCACCAGCAAGCGTAAACGTGCCTGTGCCTGTAGTGGTACTTGTTTCCTGTACTCTATCTTTGACTACGAGAGCCATAAGTTATCCTTACGCTAATGTAACTGAAAGGTTGCCTGTTGAAATCTTAAAGATATCACCAGTATCAATTGTTTTAGATGTATCTAATGCTGTATGGTATAAAAGGTTACCTGATGTTATAGCATCATTAATACCAATCCAACCTACCGTTCCCCATGAAGCTGTTGCGGTAGGGAATGTAACATCAGCGTCATTTAATACGTTACCTGATGTACCTGAAGCTGTTGCAAAAGATACAGCAGTTCTAGCGTATCCAGTACCAGATGTGCTAACTTCTGCACCACTACCTGCATCTGTAGGGTCTGTTGTCCATAGTGATACATAGACTGTTGCTGGTGCTGTGTATGTTGTTGCATTTAGAGTTGCATTTAAAAGTGCGTTCTCTAAAAAGTTACTCATTTCTGCCATGATTTTTCCTTTATCTTGGTGTTACGTTTAATGTGGTGTATGCGTATGTTTGACCTAAGTCACTCTTCTTAATATTAGCAATTGCTCTGTCGTATAATGCTGACCATGTTGCTACTCTTGGGTCATTCATAAGATACGGTTCTGCTTCTGCTAATGTTGCGTAAAGTAAAGCGTCTGGATAGTATGCTAAGAACAAGTTACTAGAAGTTGTGCTAGAAATAAATGTTGGTTGAGCATAGTATAAAATTTGAATGGTGTAATCTGTATCTTGACTAGGTGCAAACTGAAACTCTGTGCCTAACATTGTAAAGTAATGTGAACGACCTGATAATGTTGTTTGACCATTACGGAAGAACAAGTCAGGTGTTTGGAACTCTAACAGAATAGGTGGATTACCCTGAAAGTGCATCTCTCTTAACTCTAAGAAGTCAGTAGGAAATGCTACCTTGCTATCTGTAGGAGTAGTTGTTGCTACTTTTAACATAGCTTCTGTTCTCAAGTCACGACTCATTCTTAACTGTGCCATCTGAATAAAGTCAGGTATGACAGTTGTCAAGTCTGTTCGTGCTAAGTAACTCTCTACTGTAGTTACAAAGCTAGTATAGGTTGTAAATGCCATCTAATTGTCCTTTTAATCTATCCCAGCACTTGTCCATCTCATCTTTATGCCATTCACTAGCAGCTAATGAGCTTAACCATGCTGTTCTGTCAAAATATGTTAAGTTTTCTATGTCTTTAATGTTATTGGATACAGGGTTTGCAGGGCTATAAGGTGAACCTATGACAGGCACACCACGAATAAGTG